GGGCAATCTCTCCTACTTTCAAATATGTAAAAAAAGAAAGTGATTGGAAATCTTATGTGGGGAGTAACGATGAAATAAAACAACTTTTGGAAGAAGGTAGTATTTCAGATTTCAAACGTGAAATTTTAGAATTTGCCCACAATAAAAAACAATTAAGTTATTTAGAAACAAAAAAACTATTTACCGAATCCGTGTTAGAGAAAGCTGAATTCCTAAACTCTAATATACAAGGAAAGTGGTATCCAAAAGATACAAAATAAACCTAAAAATAAATAAGATATGACGTTACAAGAAGTTGCAATTAAATATAAAATATCCGATAACGCGTTAGGTTCGCGAGATGATGGATTGGTAGTGGCCGCAAAATCTGTTAAAGAAATCATTGCTGAACTTGAAAGAACCAAACGAAGTCCTGAAACTGTTCAAAAGTTATGGAGATTGCATGATTTTCTATTGGATGTAAAAAGCACATCATTTTAGTTTGACATTTACCAAATTTTTTTGTATATTATAGATGTATGTTATCTGTAAAACAAAAAACTGATGTAACCAAAATTTTAGATTCCTCACTTGGTATTGGTACGTCTATGAAAGGTGGTGAACGAGCTCACTATTGTCCTTTTTGTCATCACCACAAAAAGAAATTACAAGTAAACATAGAAAACCAAAAATGGCATTGTTGGGTATGTGATTCCAAGGGAAGAAGTATATCGTATCTTCTATCAAAATTAAATGTTGAATACTCCGAAATACAGAAAATCCATAAAATCTACGGAGATGATTCTACATACCACTCCAAAGATACGAAAGAAATACAAAAAGTTCAACTAAAATTACCAAAAGAATTTGTTTCTCTAAGGGATAAGCCCCACTCTATAAATCCTTACTATAATCAAGCCATTCATTATCTTAAACAAAGGGGTGTTGGAATAGATATGATAAGAAAATATAATATTGGATATTGTGAAGGAGGGTTATATGGGGGTAGAATTATCATACCATCTTATACAGAGGAGGGTGAGTTAAATTATTTTGTTGCAAGAACATTTTATACGGATAACAAAATGAAATACAAAAATCCACCTGTTAACAGAAATGTAATTGTGTTTGAAAATCAAATCAATTGGGATGAGCCCATTACATTGGTTGAAGGTGTATTTGATTCATTTTCAGTTCGAAAAAATGTGATACCACTATTGGGTAAGTTTATACCAAAATCCCTAATGGAAAAAATAAAAGAAAAGGGGGTAAGTGAAATCACAATCATTTTGGACAGGGATGCATTTGATGAAAGTTTCAAATATACCAATTATTTTATCAACAACGGGATAAAGGTAAAAAATATCATACCTAACGATGAAGTTGATGCTGGGGATATGGGATTCAAACAAACTACGGAGTTGATAAAGGAATCCCCATATACAGAATGGGATACAAACATTTTTTCAAAACTACAAACTATATGAATGTAAAATATATATACCATATTGCAGATTTGCACATCCGCAACCTAAAAAGACATAAAGAATACAAAATGGTATTTGATGCCTTTTTGGAAAGAGTAAGGGTGGATAATTTAGAAAATTCTATTATTTACATTGGTGGTGATTTGGTGCATGCAAAAACTGAAATGTCACCAGAGTTGATTAAAATGATGAGTTGGTTCTTAACTCAATGTGCAGAATTAAAGCCTACGTTTGTAATCACCGGAAATCACGATTGTAATCTAAACAATAGTTATCGGTTGGATGCCATTTCACCAATTGTAGAATATATCAATAATCCGAATTTACATTATTTAAAAAATACAGGTGTTTATAGACACGAAAATATAACGTTTGTAGTTTACTCTATTTTAGATAACAAAGAAAATTGGCCAACCGCGGATAGCATAGATGGTGAAACAAAGATATGTCTTTTTCACGGGCCGGTAAACAAGGCAGAAACGGATATTGGTTATAGTGTAAGTTCCAAATCATTTACAACTGATATGTTTGATGGTTTTGATATGGTTCTTATGGGTGATATTCATAAACGGCAAACTTTACAAAATTATGATAAAGATAAAAAACTTCCTATAGTAAATTATTGTGGTTCAATGATACAACAAAATCATGGGGAATTATTGGAAGGACACGGTTATCTATTGTGGGATATAGAAGAAAAGACATATAAAGAATTTGATATTAAAAATGAGTATGGATATCTAACTGTGGATATAGAAAGTGGAGAAATACCACAATGGGTTTATGATGAAAAAGATACAAAGTTACCAAAATATCCAAAATTAAGATTACGATTTTCAGATACCCCGCCATCTATGTTAAATGAAGTTGTCACAAAACTAAAAACCCTTTTTAATCCAACTGAAGTTACAATTACCAGAACCGATACGATATCAAAGTTAAAACAAAATCAAAATATAAATGAAAATATAGTTGGTAACGTAAAAGATGAAGCGTTTCAAATTGAGTTGATTCGTTCTTATTTGGAACAAAAATTCTTATTGGGTGAATCAGATTTAGATGAAATATCTGAAATACACAAAGAAACAAATTCAAATACCGATGATACAAATATGACAAAAAATATTGTATGGTATCCAAAAGAATTTGAATTTTCAAATATGTTCTCTTATGGAGAAAACAATAAAATTAGATTTAACAAAGCCAAAGGTATTATAGGTATATTTGCTCCAAATGCTAGTGGTAAATCTTCTTTATTTGATGCACTTTCGTTTTGTGTTTATGATAAAACATCTCGTACTTATTTAGCCAAACATATTTTAAATAACCGAAAAACAAGTTTTGAGTGTAAGTTTAATTTTGAAATTGATGGTATTGATTATTTTATAGAAAGAACTGCATCAATAGTAAACAAAGGAAAAAATGTAAAAGTGGATGTAAACTTTTGGCAAGAAGAAGATGGTGTAATCACATCTTTGAATGGGGAGCAAAGACGAGATACAAACCAAATTATCCAACAGTATTTAGGAACATATGATGACTTTGTTCTTACCACTCTTTCACTTCAAGGTAATAACGCACTTTTTATAGATAAATCTCAAAGAGAACGAAAAGATATACTGGCACAATTTATTGGCGTGGATGTGTTTGATAAACTTTATACTCACGCGGTTGAGGAAAACAGAGAAAACAGAACGATTATCAAAAAATTTAATAAAGATGAATTTACGAGTAAATTAGTTCGGTTAAAGAGAGAACATACAGAATCTATTAAAAACTATAAAGAAATCAAATCTCAAACCGATTCCTTACAAAGTAATATTGATGAGTTGAATGATAGGGTTGAAGAATTAAGTACGAAAATAATTCCTACAAATACTACAATCGTTGATATTGATGGTGAAAAGAGTAAATTATATAAATTGGAAGAGAATAAAAAATCTATTGAAGAAAAAATAGATTCAATACACAAATCAATTTCAGAATTAGAAACAGAGCAATTGGAAATAGAAGATGTTTTAGATGATTGGGATGGAGAATCTTTGGAATCACAATATGGTGAATTTTTATCACTTTCAAAAACCAAATACGAATTGAATGAAAAAATTACTACTCAAAGTGAAATTAGAAAAACTATCCAATCACAAAAAGAACATTTAGATACCCACAAATACGATGAGAATTGTGAGATATGCATGGAAAATTCAAAATCAATTCGTTCTCAAAAAGAAGAAGTTAATGATAAGTTAGAACAAATAAATATAAATATAAACAACTATGATAGTAATCTTATAGAAATAAATGAAAAGATTACGAAATTAGGTGATATAGAAACTCTTTGGAATGAATACAAAGAAACCAAAGAAAAATACTCACAAATCAGTCAAACACTAGATAATAGGGTTTCTAAATTATTGGGTATGGATAATGAGTTGGAAAGAATAAAAGTTCAGATACAAAATAAGAAAAACGATATTGATAATTACTATGAGAACGAAAATACTATCAAAGAAAATTCAAAAGTTAGGTTTGAAATTGATACCATAAAATCTGATATAAACTCTAACAAATCTCAATTAAAACAAAAAACAAATCAAGCTCTAAAATTAAACGGTAGTATTTCATCGCTTAAGAATCAAATAGATACGATTGATGAACGGATAGATGAAATAAAAAAATTAGAAAAACAAAATAAACTATACGAATATTATTTAGATGCATTGAGTAGAGACGGTATTTCATATGAATTGATTACCAAAGCTTTACCTGTTATTGAAAGTGAAGTAAACAATATATTAGGACAGGTTGTAGAGTTTGGCATGCAGTTAGAAATGGATGGTAAAAACATAAACGCTTACATTGTTTATGATGACCAGAAATGGAGTTTAGAGATGTGTAGTGGTATGGAACGATTCATTAGTGGGTTGGCAATCCGAATAGCTCTTATCAATGTATGTAATCTACCCCGTCCAAATTTTTTGGTAATTGATGAAGGATTCGGAACATTGGATAGTGAAAATCTGACATCTCTCTATATGTTATTCACTTATCTAAAAACACAATTTGATTTTGTAATGATTATATCCCATATTGATTCAATGAGAGATGTGGTAGATGAACTAATTGATATCAAAAAAGTAAATGGATTTTCGTATGTAAAACTATAACTTATCTTACTCTCAAAACATTTTTAGTAGGTTTTTTAGGATTTTGTTTTCCTACTATTTTATAGATAATATCAGCCACTTCCATACCCATTTTTTTATTATGCTTTTCACAATATTCTTTCAATACCTTGTGTGCATCTTCTGGTATTTGAACCATTTTATACTTTGCCATTTTCTATATTAGTTTTTGTTAGTTCTCTAATATAAATATAACATATAATTTTTTGTTCATATATTTATTAGAGAACTATACATAACTATAAACCATTTAATGGCAAGAATAAAACGATTTTCCCCAAAAGAAGATTTACGATTTGTAGAAACTTTTCTAATTGATGAACAAAGTAGTTCTCAATACTTTAAGATAAAAGAGTTTAAAGAAGTATTTACGGGCGGTAAAAACGGTTTTTTAATTGAAGGTTCTCCTTTTCTAAAAGAAACTACTGAAATAAAAATAGAAATTATTGATGTAGATGGCAACCCTGTCTATTATCAACCTGGTGATGGAATACCTGAATACTATGAGGGGTTATCCAAAGTAGTTTCAGTTTATGTTTACGAAGATACTCCAATCGGAACCGCCAAAATTACCATTTTAGGTGAACTAAAAGAATACATTGATGAAACAGGTTTAGTAACCGAAATACCCGATGAGTGGAAGGGTATCTATAATGTAAAGTGGGAAAGAGAATTTACCCTTAATAAAAATTTACCAAACGAAGATAAGGTTCGTTTTTTCAGACGGCCAAAAGTAAACATTGATGAAATAACCAAACCTATCTTTAATGTAGAAACAGTATCGGTAACCCAAAGTGGTTCAGTAAACGGATTTGCTCAATCCCCTGCAGAAGGAAGTTTATTGGCTAAATACAATTTACCAACTTCGTATAAAATTGTTAAGTTAGATGGTGCTGGGTTTTCAGGTTCAATGGTTGGTTCCCAAATCCAATTTGATGGATTAGATTATTCACCCACAATCACAGATGTAGTTAGTGAAGGTGAATTGATAGTAGATACGCCATATATAATAAATGGTGCTGTTTCTAAATTAGAAAATATTGGATATACCGCATCATTTGATTTTGTAGATACTGAAAATGAAACCCAAAGTAATTTGGTTCAATCATTTGCAAAAATAAATATAACCGATATGAGAACCTTTGTTGGTGATGTGGCAAGGGTAAAGGTTTATAGAAAATCAAAATCTTCATTAAGTGATTTTGAATTTGTACAAGAACTGGAATTAGAATCTAATGAACTATTGATAGATTTAGATTCTCAAAATACAGTATTAGATAATTATGGTTTATTCACTCAACCTATATTAGATAGTTATTGGTTAACATCATCCAATGATATATCGTATGAATTTAATAAGACAGTTTTATATAACTCTGCAAAATTAAGTGGTAGTGGGGGAAACTTCTTTTACACATCTCAAAGTATTGATATTGATGAAAATGTAGAATACACACTTTCAGTAAATATTAAAAAAGAAAGTGTAAAGGAAACCGATTACATTAAATTTTTCATAAGTGGTTCAGATGAAAGTAGGGATAAAGAACAACTCATTGTTCAACTTAATTCTGAAAATCAATATCTACAAAAACAGAACATAGTTCAAAACTTTATTGGTGAAAATTTTACAACTTCATCTTTGTATGTAGAAGTAAGTGGTGATGATTGGTATATAAGTGATGTGAGTTTAAGAGCTGCAAGTGAAACCGCATTTTCACCTGACAAAATTACGTTTATACAATCTGTCCCAAGACAATTAGAGTTTGAAACCTTTGATTATAGATTTGAATTTTTTGATATAAATAACAATTATATTCCTGTAAGGGTAGAACAAACAAAACGTTTTGTAGGTGGGAATTTATTTGATGAAATAACTGCGGGTATAAACGCAAAGGTAGTCAATTTATTTGCAAATACAAATGTAATTTCATATGATATAAATGGTGAAAATCCTGACCCAACCGAAATCCAATTGATTGCAAGTTCATCCAATTTTGATGATGCTCAATTTAGGTTTATTGGTGATTTTATAAATGAACCAACACAAAGTGATGGACTGACCCAAAATACAGATACTGCTTCTTTTAGTTCACCATCTAACTATTTCTCTACACCAAAACAATATAGGGTGGAAGTCTACGAAAGTGGTT